AGTAAGCAAGACCAGAAAGACGCTAGGAAGGTAGCCGAGTCGTGGAGTAAGGCTAGGGCAGTGGCGGATTCTCACGGCATCCACCCCTCCCAAGAGAACATACAATTTCTATTTGATAGAATACACGGGAGCGACGGAGACGGATCTCAGGCGATAACGCAGTTGAATAAAGAAATTGAAAGCAAGTCTATAACCTTTCCTACTATCGGGGCGGTAGTGCCTGACGGGGGTCCCGTCCCTGAGAAAGGTGGCGACCCCGTAATTACTACTACTCCGACAAACGTTCCGCCTGACAATAGCGGGGACCTAACTGCCCCCGTACCTTTTAATAGTAGTAGTGACAGCGGCGGGGACGGAGCCATAGGAGAGACAGAGGCACTACTTAGTGATGTTAAGCCCAGTGGCCCTAATCCTAATCAAATTGATGAACCAAAACTGGAGGGCGGTCCTCCAGAGGCTGTGGCCGAAAGAGACGCCGTAGCAGATAAGATAGATAATAACCAATTTGCTTCCTTGGGGGGCGCCGATCAGGCTATGCTCGACGCAGCTAATCAGGGGGGCGGTAGCGGGGACGACGGTGTCCGTGTAGCCTCAACCGGCGACGGCTCCGTAGTTGTACCCGTAGTGGGCGAGGGGGGCGGGACACGCCCCGAGGCGGTGGCAAGCCAGATAACGGCTGCGTTTTCCGAAGATGAAATCGCCAATCTAAACTTTGGAACCAACCTTAATTTATTAATGGACAGCGAGAATGGTGCATATCCACTTACACGGGTAGAAGAGGCCGAGGTATTAAGTCAAATTACGCATCACGCACCCGTCAAGCCTATAAGCGAGATAGGGAGTGTGAAGGAAATACAGGCTCAACTCTCTGCCCTTGATAAAAGAAATGATGAGGCGGCAGTCATGTATAGGAGGAGTCTGTACACTCTGTGGAGAGATTTTAACGCCGCAGATCTACCAAATGTAGAGGAAATGACCCGTGATCAGGCCCTACAGTTTATTCAGACGGGCTGGCAGGGCTTTAGGAATGACGTTAGTCCTAAAGTATTAGAGGAACACTATAGGCTGGCCGCTCAAATAGTGCAAAGCCCCGCAAATATGCCCACTATGCCCACGACCGCAGCGGAATTTGAGGCCATGTGGTCGGATATTAATGCGGGCGGTTTCGGTCCCAAGGACGCCATACCAGACGCATGGATGACCGCCTTCGCTGATAGTATGAGCCGTGTGGGAATGCAGGAAGAATTTGGTGAGGCGCTCGATTTTAACAGCGTAATGCAAATGGATCTGGACTCCCTACTTATACTACGAGACGAGTTGAGGGATAGTAAATTTGGGGCATTGCAAGATCCCACCGTAGATCTGCGCATTAAGCAACTACAGGGGCTAAAGGAACAGAATGCCTTTGCGATACTTATTGATGGGGTAGATAACCCAGAAAAAGCCAGTAATCTGTTGTCTCGACTTGCGTTTGAAAACGAGGCCGACATTAGTGCGGGGCGTACGCCACGTCACAGTGACGAGACCGTGGAGGCAGTCACGGAGCTACACTCTACGTTAAATGCGGCAGCGGAGCAGGAGGCCCTCTATCGATCGGGTACGGCGGGGCAGTTTGGAAAGGCTGTGGACGTTATAGTCCTGATAGACGGAATACCACGCATTAGAACCGCAATAAGCCAAGGGATTAACCAGTATACGGTTCCCATGGGTGATACGTGGGATATATCACAGCTAGTAGGCGGGGTAACGGAGCAGTCTAAAAAGTCTCTGAGTGCCTTTAATACGTCTATCAGCCAGAACGTAAAAGACCTAGACATAATGCAAAGACAGCTTATGAGTACGCTACCCATAGCAAAGCGCATGGAGGCGCTAGTCCATAGCGACGAGCATGTGTTAAACTTTGGCGGGTCGGTAGCGAGAGCCGTCTCTAGCTTCACATACGGAGCCGCCTCTGCGGGAGAGGTGCTAGGCAATCTGTTCAACGGAAAAGATGACGGCCATATCGTTAGTGAGGCGGAGTTAAATCAGGCCATGGCTAATGGTGGGTTCGATAACGGTAACTACACGGATTGGGTTAAGAGTGTAGTAGACCCAAATACGCTAGGTACAGCCGAAAGGGCCGCATACTTTGAGGGACTAGCCGTGCTAATGACCTTTAGACTAGGTATGAGTGAGGGACAGTCGGGTCAGGCTATGTCTAACCAAGACTATAAGCGACTAAGTAGTGTACTTACGGGGGCTAGGACAAAGGAAGCGTTTAGTGCTAAGTTACATGCCTTCATGTCTGACATGATTGGTAAGGAACAGGTTATGCAGAGCCAGCTTACCGACCGCTATGACGCATTTAGCCAAGACAACGCATTCCGTCCTACTCGACAGGGTTCTACTATGGAGGGCCTATTTGAAGGCTCCACCGACCCCGCCATACAGGATGCGTATAGTAAATACCAAGCGCAGTATCAGGCTACGGTGCCTGAACCCGCACCTAGCCCCGAAGAGGCGGCGCAAGCGTTTACCACCTTTGTAAATCTGGCTGCGGACCCTACCAATGAACAAAGTTTAGAACATCAAAGGTTCATGGCAAGAGAGCTAATGGTTGAAACCTACTATAAAAATACGGCACCCGATAAAATTCCAGCCCTACTAGCGTGGTACTCCAAGGCTTTCTTTTTCAACTTACCCCCAGAACAGCTTGAGAACTACATACAAGATAGGGGGTCTAACTGATGGCTACGCTTGATGAGCTAGAGAAACAAAAGCAGCAACTAGAGGGCCTTGGGTATGACCTGCCGCCCCTACTTACAGAGGAAGATCCGCCCGCAGGGGACGGCACTCCGCCACCTACAACAGAAGCTCCTATCGTTCCTACTGACACTACGGAAGTGCCAGAGGAAGTGCCAGAGGAAGTTCCTGCTTACGATGATGCCACTAGGGCGTACTTAGAGGGTAAGTCTGAAGAACAGATTCGGACATTTGAGTCTATGCCCGACTTCTTGAGGCAGCAACACGTCAGCGAGGGGCGTGACATAATACCTAGCCCTAACTTTAGTACCCTAAACATACAGCCGCCCCCCGATGACGGAAAAGTACCCGTATCACCCTCGGCAGACCTGTCTCATCAGGGCCTGTACGGTGGCAATCGAATGGAGAATAAACCCGCAGACTTTAATCCCCTCCGTGACCTATTTGCGGAAGGGTTAACGGCCCTCGGCGTCGAGGGTAGTTCCATTCAAAAAAATAAAGAGATAAATGACATACGTGATGAGGTGTACACCCAAGAAGCCATGGCGATATACGACTCTATACCGGGGTACTATAGATCTAGTGGCGTACCGGGTATGGCCGAGATAAAAATAAACTATAGACCCGTAGTACACCCAGAGACCGGGGAAATACAACTAAACGAAGACGGCAGCCCAGTAATGGAGGCTATGGAGGTCCCCAGACCCGACACACAGTACGGTATGAGGCTATTTAAGAACCTGTGGTATGGAATTAAGGGGAACGTCTTGGGTGCCGTACAGGAAGGGAAGTTTTCAAGCAACTCTAAGGCTAAACTAGATACCCCAAGAATAGAAACATCTGGCGCAGAGAAGTTTATAGACGACTTGGTGCTAGTCGGTGCCTCCGCCTACTTTGCAAACGCCGCCGTAGGGGGGGCGTTCAAGTTAATGGGAGTAGGGCAGAAGGGTTCTAGCCCCTACGCTCGGGCTGCACGGTATTTGGGCGGGGCTGGCGCCGTAGGTGTGTCTGATACAGTAATGGCGGAAGATGGTACGAAGGGCCTGTTTATTACGCCCGATAAAGTGTCTAAGGTCTTTACTGACATGGGGTTTGAAATAGGAAAAACCGCCGCCGACGATGCCGCCCTGCTAATAGACAGTATAGTATTTACTGGGGGTCTGGATTTAGCTATGCGGGTATTCCGACCCGTAGGGCAGTTCTTATCAGGAAAGACCGAGGGCATACGAAGGTTTAGTGACGACGCCTATAATGCAAAGCAAGCAGAAAGTGAGATGATACTGAAGGTGATGCTTGCACTAGATCCTACTATTGGATCAGTGTCAGATCGTGCGTCCCGCCGTAAGATGCAGGCTATGTCTAGGATGTTTAATAACCATTCCGTCATGGAATTAGCTATAGGTGAGACCACGGGGCGCATAGGGCGTGACGGGCCTACCACGGTACTAGCGGGGGCCAAGGCCTACGTTATGGAGACCATGCAGGCCCCCAAGGGCGTTAAGTACGGCACCGAGGCCTTTGATAAGTGGGTGGAAAAGGAAGCCGCCCAAATGGCCTTTAATATGATGACTATTGCCCGTGGGGTAAACGCATCCCCTAACGTCATATTTCAACGTACTGACATGGCAGAGGGCGTATATGACTTACTGGAGCGGTCGGGTAAGACCCGCATACCGGAGGACGTAGATCCGAGTGAGTGGTTCTTTCAGCAAATGGATACTCTTAGGCAGCCCCACGTAAAAAGAAAGGGTGTCCTGAGAGAAGCGATAGGAGACGCAGAGTTTGATGCAGCGGAGTTGCAGCGTCAGACAGATGAACTGCTAGTAGATAATCAACTTAATGCAGAGCTACAGAAAAACTACGGACCCGGTACAACTAATTCAGTGCCTGCGGACGCTGCTGCCGTGGCTACAACCATGAGTGGTGAGGGCCTAGATAGCTTTATTAGGGATTGGCGGGCCGTATATGATGCCTACAAAAACATTGAGGGCGCAGGGTTAATTGATCCCGCTGGACTGAAGGTCCACATGGATCGGGTAGCACGGAACAGTAACCGTCTTGATAGTACGGGGGATCAGGGCCGAGCGTTGATTTCAGATCTCTTTAGGGGCTTTAGGAAGCAGGCCCACGTAGACGCCAAGGAGGGTACAAACATAAAGGGACAGGGAGTAACTTTTGAGACTGCCGAAGAGTTACTATACAACTTACAGGATATAAAATATTCTGAGTTGGTTATTATCTCCCGAAGGCTGGAGAATACCATAAAGAATGAAAAGAACCCAGAATTAAGGCAAACACTAACAGACCTAAGAAACCACCTGCTATCCGGAGACGCCCCTAAGATTGATGAAGTCACAGGGGAGGTACTAGAGCCTGCGGGACAGCTATGGACGCAGATGCAGGCGGCTACCGGAGAGGCCACCAAGGGACAGCTACAGGCCGCCAAGAACGCCTTTGCCCGTGCAAAGTCCAAGTGGAACTCCACCCAAGTGATGAGAGACCTATCCACCGATTTAGCAGAGGGTCGGAGTGGGGTTAACATGCCTAAAGTAGCGGACGCCCCCGCAGACAAGGGGGTAGCTGACATAGAGATCAATACGGCAAGCGCTCTGAAAGATATGGGGCAAGACCCCACGGGTCGGAGCCTCGAGGCCTTTATGTATGCCCTTTCGGACGTTAGCGACGAGGGACGGGGGACCGTCACTACATATTATGAGACCCTAGTGAAGAGAGAGGTAGCCCGTGCGCTGGCCTCTGGGGACCCGAAGCAGTTAAGTGGCGCACTGGACGCAATTAACGCCAATAAGGCTAAGTTAGACCATGTAGGAAGTACGCTAGAGGCCGACGTTAAGCGTATGGTACAAGATATAGAGGCGGATACTTTAAGGTTGGGTAACTTAACTGACGAAGCGCAAGAGAACCTCACAGCTTCCACGGCACAACTAGAGAGGGCGTCTACAAACATACTTGAGCGGTTCCTTAACGTAGGGGCCTCAGATGACTTAGTAGGTAACCCCGAATCTGTGCTAAAAAAGATACTGTTTGGTGAACAGGCGGGCGACCGTATGCGTGAATTATATAGTCAGGTAGACAGGCTACCCTTGGCTGAACGGGACGTCGTGAGAGGCGCATTGCGGGAGAGGACTACTCAGATACTGGCAGACGGCCTCAGAGGAAGTACGCCCGTAGGGGTTGCGGATGGTATGTCTATAAAAGCTACCATGAAGGGTAAGTTAAATAGCATCCGTCAGGGGTACGATAACGACGTTTTAGGGGCCATGGAGGTAGTGTTAGGTAAGGACACCGACGCCTTTAAGGGTTTTGAGACCGCACTGAAGGCCCTAGAACAGTCAGAACTGATGCACTCTATACGAACATCACAATACTCAGGTACTGCGGATATGCTAAGTGCGGGCAAGCAGGTAGAAGAGGCCGTAGGTACGGGTATTCTATTCCTATTTGGCTATATGAACCCCACCGCCGCAGCGGTACGTAGACTTACCGCAGGGCAGCTACAGAATACAAGAGATATAGCCCAACAGGTGGGCCATGACGTACTAATAGCCGCCGTGTCTAACCCTATAGAATTTGGGAGAATGATTGAGGGGATGCGTGTCGCAAAAACGCCGACGGAGAGACGAAATCTGGCCCAACACTTCGGTAAGATAGTATCTCACGGCGTAGGCTACGATATACGTACGACCACTCCTGATGAAAAAGGAAAGACCTACATGGAGCAGATAGATCAAGTGATCCCTACGAACATATCTCCCCTAAGATAGAAAAGAAAAAACCCCGCCAGCGTTAACTGGCGAGGCTTCTCGAAAGGTTCAAGCAGTGACCAAACTGCATGAATATTTATTATAGTATACCGCCCCCACAGTCAATAGGCCGTGGGGGTTTTTTTACGTTAAAGTGAAGACAAAACTAGCGTCGCTAACGGGTATGTTATAGAACTTCTCGCCCCGACCTATGGTACGGTTTGGGACCTCAATAACTGGCGCCCTACGCACGGCCTCTCGGCCTATCACTGCGGCGTGAGTACGGCTGGCATTGAAGATCATAAACTTGGTAGGCCTATCTAGGAACTTAGTCTTGCGGTAGGGTACGTGGAGGGTGTCGTAGGTAAACTCTGAACCGTGCCACACCCGCTTAACCTCAACCTCGACGTAGACCCGCTTACCGCCCTTCTCGGCAATAAGATCCACGCCATACTTGTCGGGGTTGTCTCTAATGTCCCACCCCAAGCTGGCCCACCAAGACTTTGCCGTATCCCGTGCGGGGTCATCAAACTTGTCATGGTGGGCCTGCTCAAACTTCTTACGCATAGCGCACCTTTTGCTGCTCAAAGTAGGCCTCGTTGAATCCCCGATTCCACTCCTTAGCCATTCGGCTGGCGGGGTCGTAGGGGCAGTCTAGGGCGCAGTCAAAGAACGCCTCATAGCCTTCGGTATATACTTGCTGGTAGTAACTTCCATAACTCATGCGCTTATATCCACTAATTCACAGAAATCTCCGCTACAGGCTAGGGTTTGGCTAGACACTGTGGTGTCCTCCAATTCAAAGTCCGATAGCTTTGACCAATCAATCTTCTTAGGCATTAGCCCCAGTAGTGTGTGGTAGTCAGACGAGCCACACTCCTGATAGGGAGCCTGTTGGTATGTGTGATTGGAGTAGGGTAGGAATGACACTCCCGACATCTCGTCGAAATGCTCATACACAAATGCACCCACCTCTAGCCACTCAGAGTCCCTCACGTTTATAGTTACGGACGGCTTATGCTCACACCAGTGCCTCTGATAGATTAGCCACGTCTCTAGTTGCTGTATGGCCGTGCGGTCTGCCGTAACTATGGCACCCTCGGGAGCCTTCATAGGAAAGCTAAACACGGTGGTCTGGTCTGGATTAAAGGCCTCTGGCTCATTAGGTATGCCCGCAGACTTCATCATCTGCGTGAGGGGGTCCTTGTTATCGCCCCGCACAGTCCTGACGTAGAATGGGCTGTGGCGTGGGTGGATGCCCGACGCACTGTCCACTAGCTGTGATACAGTCCCACTGGGCTTAACACACGTTATAGCCGCACTCTGGGGTATGCCTAGCTTATCCGCCCAGATGGCATTAGTGTCCACGGCGTGTTGCTTCAGGTCCTCTAGCAGACCCTCTAGGCCCTCGGTAGTACCGTTGAGTAGCGTACTGTCCATAATGCCCGTTAGAGACACCCCTAGAAGCCGCTCCTCCTCCGCATTGCGGGACCAGTGCTTACGCAGGTAGGGGAACTTAGTGTACATGGATTGGATAGTACCAAGTATGGTGGCTATCTTAACCTTGTGGTGTAGATCCTCTACGCTGTCAGTAGCACGTACCACTACCTCACTTAAGTTACACGTACCCCCATTTCGTAATATGATTTCCGAGCAGGGGTTTGTCCCAAAGTGATCATACTCCTCCCTACGTCCGTTTTTAGCTGCCTGTTTAGCTGCCGCCTGACGGTTGAAGATACCACGCTCACCAGACCCGCTCTCAGCTAGGGCAGTCCACTCACGTAAAAATGACATGGCATTGGGCTTCTCGGTGTAGGCCACGGAGTTGTTTGCTAACGCCATGTGCGGCGCCGTATTCCACCACTCACCACTCTTGGCGTGTCGCATACGGTCATCCGACAGGTTGCTAAGAGAAATCATAGCCGACCGGCGTACTCCGCCTACTACTACTATCTGACCGACCTTACACATGAGGCTGTGGCACTCATAGCTGGACAGCTTACGGCCAGCGGCCTCTCTGAACGTATTAATAGTGTAGTTAAACAGGTCTACCAAGGGTGCGGGGCCTGACGCCCGTCCCCCAAAGGTCTTTAGTCGTGCGCCCGCCGGTCGTACCTTGCTGACGTCATAGGTGGGGATCTCCCCCGCATAGAGCATCGAGATAAGCAGACGGTAGGCCTTGGCCCACCCCTCCTTGGAGTGCTTTACTACAATAGTAGTGTCGCTATCCCATAGCGTCTCGGGGATCTCGGGCAGCTTCTTAATATACTGACGCTCACAGCTAAACCCTACGCCCGTCCCACAGAGCAAAATGAACATAGCCTCGTCGAAGGCCTTGGGATCATCAATAGCCAAGTAAGAGCAGTTATACATACAGGTATTATCCCGCAGAGCCGCTGGTCCCGCTGTCATCAAGGCCCTCATCGAGGGCATCACATCCAGACCCAGTATGGCAGTGCTTATCTGGTCCCCGATGTACGGGTCCTCACTATCTAAGTGCGGCCCTACGACGCTATCCATATAGCGGTCTACGGTCTCGCTCCACGTTTCACGGCGGCCCTCTTCCTCAATCCAACGTGCGTATCGGCTAGTCGCAATGAAGGTCTGGTAGTCGGTGGGTAGAAAGTTATTCATCGATAGTCTCCTGATCCGCCGATGACCCCTCGGGCCTTACGGTCTTTAAGTTTTGCTAAATTACGTCGGGCGGCCTCGTCCATGCAGACACCGTTGTCTGTGAACCACTGGCTGATATTCCAAAGTATATCCCCGCCCTCCAGTGTCATGTCATCAATCCAATTAGACGGTAGGTTGCCGTCGTTATCCCTCTGGACCTTGGAGAATTTACTAGCTACCTCACCTAACTCACCCATCAGGGCTATTAGTGGATATGTCTTGGAGTATTTTTTATCGTAGATTGCAAACTCTCGGGATTGCTCTTGGTATTTCTTAAAGTCCATAACGTCTTCTCTTATTAGGGGTTTCCATGGTTCCTCCTGCCACTTGCAGGAGAGGCTAGTGTCGTAGGTGAGTAGAAAGCGGTGCTTTCGGTTTCGTGGTCTCCACTCACCAGAGAGACCCTTCACAGGCCCACGGCTGTGCTTAACGAAGGTGTGATCGGGCTGCTCTATCCAGAAGTCTTTTTTGACTGCGGATAGGCCGTAGTAGGAAAAGTTAGACGCAGCGTAGACTGTGCCTTCGTGAAAGCCCTCGTCAGCGTATGACAGGACTGAACGTACCGTGTAGTTAGCCCGCAACAGACGGACGGCCCTGCTCACAAACCAACTTGCAAGGTTATGTTCCTCACTCTGGACTGTAGGAGATAGCACTAGCCGTGATAGCTCCCAGAAGCCCTCCTGCTCCGTACGGGGAAGTCCAAAGCAACCCTGAAGCAACTCGGGGACAGGCCAGCCAGTGAATATACATACACCGACTAGCGTCTCGCCCTTATACAGGCCCACATTGCAACCGCTCTTGAACCCCTTAGAGATCTTAGACAGGTAGTGGTACTTCTGTAGGAGAGGTACACACGCTGCCTTAGATACTAAAGAGATTTTGTAGTCTGCCTTACTCATCGTCAGCTTTCTTATGCTTAACCTTGCGGCCCGTTTTCTTACGGCGGTCTGCGTAGGTTCTAGTGCGCAGTGCGCCCAAAGATTTTAGGAAGGATGAAGGGTCCCGACGCTTAACCGTCAGTCGGGGCCTTCGGCGTTTCATTAGAGTTCGTCTAGGTATCTATTGAGATACCAGATCGCCTTCTGTGCATCTTGGCCCTCGTTACCCTTGTGGGGCATCCGCCAGAGATACTTAATTGCGGTGCCACGGCAGTAGGCCTTAAAGCCTTCCGACCCTAGTGCCGCACGGATAGCCTCGATGGCCTCTATGTCGCCGTTGTTATAGTGGGGCGGGGAGTTAACCATATCCGCCATCAGTTCATCCTCGTCTTGATGTCTACTACCTTCTTATCGGCCATAGCGTCCCGCAATTCTTCCGCAG